ACCTTCCAAACCATGCAGTTCCCTGGCTTCTATGCACAAGTAAAAGCCACAGAGATGTATGAGAAGATGTCGTCCAATTTCCAAACGGAAGTTCGTAGGCGCAAGGGTGAGCGTATGGAGAAGTTAAATGAGCAAGATGCCCACGCTGCTTGGTATACTCTCTGGGACAGTAAATTAAACGCCAACAGCGACGTTGAATATACAGCAAAGCGCGAGGCGGCTAAGGTTGGAGGCGCTACCCCTGAAGAACTAGAAAAAATGGAAAAGGAGTGGCTAACCCAAGGTTTTGAGGAAATCGCGGATAATCAGTACACTATTTTTGGAGACTCCTCATATAATAGGAGTTTAGCCGGTCTCCATTCTTTAGTAAAAATAAAAGCGGCAGAAGCGTCCAAACTGGGTGAGGAAGATGCTATCGACAACTTAGACACTTTAGTCGAGGGGCTACGAGAGAAATTTGGTACTAAACACGCTTCTACTCTTGACGCCTTAGATGCTGAGATTGATATGGCGCGGAAGACTATAGAAAATAGAGATCAGGATGATATAGATGAGGACTACAGGACCCTCGTAGATTCTTTTTATGCTTTTATATATGAGAACAGTCAAGAAGATGCACCGCTGCAAATGAGTGTAGATCATGCGAGCCCCTTTATGGTGGCTTTCCGCAGCCGTCCAGAACTACAATCAATAGACTCCTCTGCCTGGGGAAAACTGATCTCTGAGAATATTCCTGCCCTCATCTCTAAAGATGCTATATCATCGGGAAGAAGCAATACGGCAGACAAACGAACGGCAGACGCTCTCTCTCAAGACCCCACCACAACTTTAGCCGGTATGGAGGCATCGCTAATTGGGTTAGATTTATCGAAACAGGATAGTGAAGCCGCTATTAATTCCTTTATACGTACTAAAAGAAAAGAAGAAATGGATGCCAACTTGTTTCCAGAAAACGCCCCGGCGGCGGCGCAACAACTTGTGCAGATCGCTGCAAGCGTAACAGGGATAGTGGAGAGGGAGTATGGCGAACCCTCCGGCTTGGGCGACAGGCTACATCAGACCCTACTCGATGAAGCAAAGACCACATTAAAAGGTATTCTTACCGCAGATGCTCTAAAGGCAAAAGCGGAAGAAATTGGAAAGGAAATGGAGTCCACATGGGACGCTATTGTCGGACCATACAGTTTCGACATTGAGGAAGCCGAAGCCCGTGGAATACATAACAAATACCCCGATATTTATGATGAAATGAAAAAGTTGGTGGAGAAACAGGCTCAAATAGCGACACTACAAGGCATTGACGCGGAGGCGCTGACAGAACAAGGCTTCTTAGACTACTCAGACGTAGGGCTCCCATCAGGAGGTCCTTGGACCCGTATGTTTAGGGACAACCCAGACAATATTCCTAAATGGATAAGGGAGGGGGATTTTGAACATGCCAGTGTATTAGGACAACAGAGTCATATAGACGCGATGAATTTTATAAAAGAACGTACCAACAGCCCATTCTTTGAATATAGAGAAGACGGAATGTGGTTCAGCCCCTCTGTTCCACAAAACAGAGACAAGCCCTTGGGTATGTCGCTGAGACCCGACAAGAATGCTACAAAACTCATGGTTAATGCTATTCAATTAATGGGTATAGAGGAGTGGGAAAAGATACAAAAGGAAAACGGTTTACCCGCCCTTGACTACACACAACCGGAGTTTTCCGAACTATCAGACACAACAAAAACCTTATATGTTCATACAAACAATGAAGACATGTTTATAGCCTTATTAAAAGATGTAGGCATACAGAATGGTAAAGGTACGGTAGAAAATACATCTCTTTATACCGACTACAAGCGTTATCTTGAGGTCCTTCCAGATCAGAATAAAGCCGTATCTTTCCCCGACTTTCTACACAACCAATCCGTTGGTATCTTAAATTACACGGGTATGCCCCGCACTAAAGCAATACGAGATGCTTTCAAAGTATTAAAAGAGAGTTTACAAGATGAAGATTGATTTTACAGATTCATTCGGTGATTTAAATTCACCCAACCCCTTCTCCCCTCCGGCAGCCGAAGACCTTGGCTTCTGGGGAACCGCCGGAGACATGGGGATGGGGTTCGTCCGTGGAGTCGCCGGAGCAGCAGAAGGTGTCTATGACCTAGCCGATTGGGTTCTTCAAGATTGGCTACCAGACGCTGAAGACAACTTTGGGCTCGGTCACTCACAAACAATGGCGGGTGGTCTTGTTGAAGGCATGTCTCAGTTCCTAACTGGCTTTGTGCCGGGCATGGGGCTCGTAGGATGGGCAGGACGAGGCTTAGGCGTAGCCAGTAAGATGGGCAAGGGTGGTCAGATACTTAAAGCAGGAAGCGTCACAAGAGCAGCACAAGCAGCCACAGCAGCCGGGAAATTTAAGAAAGCAAAAGCAATCGAGTGGGGCGGTCAGTTTGGTAAGGCATCTATAGCCGGTGGCATCGCAGACATGACTGTCTTTGATGCTCACGAACACCGACTAAGTAACCTACTTCAGATGTACCCCTCTCTACAGAACCCCGTAAGTGAGTTCTTAGCAGCAGACCCTAACGACTCCGAAATGGAAGGTCGCCTTAAGAACTTCCTAGAAGGTGGTATCCTCGGCTTCGCTGTGGAACCCTTCGTAATAGGACTCAAATCTATTAAGGCAGCAAGAAGTGCCAAGTCAGCCGGGGTAGACCCAGAGAAGGCTGTGAGCCTCGTCATGGGTGCTGAGAGACAACGTAAGGTTGAGTCTATCTTCCCACACCTTAGGACTGAAGAAGCCACAGCAGCCGATGCTGTAGCCCGCTCACTGGGCTTTGATGTGCTTGATGATTCCTTCCGCTTTGACCAAGGCGGTGACATTGGGACTACAGCACTCCGTCAGATGCCTGATGGAACTACAAAAGAAACCCGAATATTAGGGACTTTCACATCCAAACTTAATGATGTTCTTAGAAACACACCGCAACGTAAGCAATCCGCCACTCAACTTAGAGGCGTTTTGAAAAAGCAGGGTGTTAAAGATGATGAGGTGTACTGGTCAGGGCTTGATGATTATCTCAAGGAAAACCCCAAGGTTAATCTTGATGAGGCTATGGAATCTATAGGTAACATTAGGTTAGAAGAAGTAGTTAAAGGTGAAGGTCTCGGAATGCAAGGCGGCATGCCTCAACACGAACGATGGCTTCTTCCCGGCGGAAGTGACTACAGGGAACTGTTGATTACTTGGGGTGGCGATCCGGCTAACTTCCGAGCCCGTAGAACTCCTGAGGTTATAGATCAAAAGATTAAATATCCTGATAGTTTTGTTAGGGGTAAAGGTGATGAAGTTGATACACAACTGCAAGAAGTAATGAGCCAAAGGTTCAAAATCGCGTACCCCCCCAGTTTGCCCATCAAATCGCAACACTGGGTATTTGGAGCAACAAAAGAAGAAGCATTGGAAAACTGGAGAGCCAAAGACCGAGTTTGGTTCGGGGCAAGCATGCACTGGAGCGAAGCCAATGTTCTTGGGTGGACTCGATTCAATACACGAAAGGGTCCCAAAGGCGAGAAGGTTCTCTTCATTGAGGAACTACAAAGCGATTGGCACCAACAAGGACGGCAATCCGGATATGCGGGAGATATTGAGGAAACTTGGGGCTCCCGATTGCACATAGAGGATACCGAAGCGCGAAGAGCGGCGAAAAGCCCGACTTATGGGGCTGTTGATATTGATAGAAAACATGCTCCGTGGCATATAGATGCGCCTTCCTTCAAAACAAAAGCAAACGCAGAAAAAGCCCTTAATAAAAAGTTTACACTTGATTCGTTTACTATACGTCCGCAATCGTTTGATGGATCGATCCGGATAGATATTAGGGGCTCTGACGGCATGACTAGGACACTATATTTTCCAACAATCCCGCAACATGCAGATGGATCGAGCCGGATAGATATTAAGGGCTCTGATGCTCTCCAAGTATCTGTAATGACCGACCGAGCCCAATTATCAAAGTGGCTCGGTGAAGATGCGGCTGACGACATTATGAAAGGTTGGAGAGATTGGTATACAAAGAGGGGGCTTAAAGATGATGTAGCCGTAGACTTCAAAAATAAAAAGCACGAGTTATTTGTATTTCCAGAAGACGTTCGGAAAGCCGGAGTCGATATGCGTACTAAAGAAATCGGTAAAAGAGAGGGACCTCCTCAGGCACCTTTCAAGAAAACATGGGACTCTCTTCTTATGAAGCGTATGATATCCCACGCTGTAGACAATGATTTTGATGCTATCGCATGGACTACCGGAAAGCAACAATCAGATAGATGGGGCGGTCAAGAAGGTCTTGCGAAGTTCTACGACAATATACTTCCTAAAACAGCCAATAAGATTGGTAAGAAGTTTGGTGCTAGGGTAGAGAAAATTGGCATGATGCGATACCTGGGGGACCTTGCAGAGGGGGACATGAAGATGCAACAGCAACCCTACATGAAACTCACTGACGAACTAAAAGCATCCGTCAAAGAACGCGGTCAGCGACTCTTCCAAGACGAAGGCGTTGGACCCAAGGGTGCTGTAGACTTTGAAGCCGATGGCAAAGCCGTCATCAACTTCTTTGAAGGCGCCGACGTCTCCACAGCAGTCCACGAAGTAGCCCACGTCGCTAGACGACGCTTATTCGATACTACCGTAGACCAAGCAAACCGACTTGGTATTGCTGATGCAGACATTCGCGTAGCCGAAGAGTGGTCAGGAGCAACACGTAATAAAGATGGTACTGCCAAGTGGTCTGTAGCCGCAGAAGAGAAGTTTGCTCGTGGTTTTGAGAAGTATCTCAAGACGGGCAAAGCACCTAACGATGCTCTGAAGGATATCTTCAGTAAGTTCGCAGGATGGCTTAAGGGTATCTATGATCACGTAGCGGGCAACGCTGTAGATGATATTAAGATATCTCCAGAGATGAAGGAAGTCTTTGATAAACTTGTTAGCCGTGGCGACATTGATACCGTAAGGGTGCCGATGGAAGTTCCTGCTCCTAGAGCAGCGGCTGCTGTTGAGGCGCCCTCCGCAATCAAGGATTACCAAACACGATTAGAAACTGAGCATGGTGCCGATTGGCAAGCCAACGCAAAGCCAGGACAACTGAGGCATCTTAAGAAACTAGAGTCTGCTGAAAAGCGCACACTCTTCCAAAGCGGAGAGCCTGGGCATCGTAAAGGCGCCCCACCACCCCCTACAGGAACAAGCAGAGGTCTCAACTTAGACAAGATGGCACATGGTGCTGAGGTTCGTGCAGCACTTGATGCTTTACCAGAAGACCTAAGAAACGCCGCCTACGAACATATTGACAGGGGTGGTCCACTACCTACGATTACTGATGCAGACGTTGTTGAACAAGGACAGTTCTGGGCAAGTGTTCTCGGTAGAGACGAAGACGCTACACAAGCAATGCTCCGCCAACACCTTCAAGAAGGTAGCGCCTGGATAGCCGCACAACAAGCACTCCGTAATTGGGCGGACACGTTGGTGGGGGATGTAGTTGAGACACAGACGCGGCTTAAAAATGTAGGGGACACCCACGAAGACCTTGTTCACCTATTGATGCAATCCATCCAAGCAAAACAATTTATTGAAGCATCTAGATCAGGAGGCTCTTTAGCGGGCATGGGTCTACAACGCCAGAACAGAATGGCGGGGTGGGATACACGTCCCGGTGCTAAACCACGTCCCGAACCTACAAGTACAGGTACAGGTATGGGTACAGGTACAGGTACAGGCGGCACCCCCCATAGCAAGGTAATGCCTGAGTCTATGTATCGAGGAGACAGTCCCGACGCAGTACGGGTACGCGAGGAAATTATTAAGACCCACGGTGGAGGCTCTTTAGAAAAGGGCATTAAGAACATTAAGAAACTGGCGTCTGAGGTATCCTCTATTAAAGATAACCACGGAACTGGTGCGGCACTGAAGCACTTAGATGAACGTGCAAGAATGCCTCAGATGCTAGTAGAGTATTGGATTAACTCCATTCTCTCAGGTCCACTTACTCACGCAGTCAACATGACTTCAAACACCCTCAATACTTTGTTCATGCCTCTTGAACAATTCATGGGTGATATGCTTACCTTAAAATGGGACAAGGCTTTTGGGGAGGACTTACAGATGTATGTTCATCTCGCCTCCTCATTACAGGATGCAACCAAGGCAGCAGGGTCTGCTTGGAAGAACTGGGGAGATACCCTAGATGTCATGGGTAAGATTGATATTGATAACGTAGGTAGAGCAAGAGCCTTGTCTGCTAAGAATATGCCGCGTGTTGCTAACACGATTGGCGAAAGCGCTACAGATTTTATTGGTAAAACATTGAACCTACCTAGTCGTTTCTTAATGGCGGAAGATGCTTTCTTTAAGAACCTAAATTATAGAGCCACAGTAAAAGGCGGCTTAACTAAGGAAGGTATCAAAGCCGGGATGCGTGGTGCTGCATTAGATGCACATGTTAAAACAAACTTCGATAAGATGGTTAAGGACGGACAGTTCTATACTTATACTGGTATGCGTACTAAAGCAGAGGCAGAAGCCCGTGCTGCACACAGTAAGGTGGAAGACCTAGAAGAACGTACAAAACTTATCCAAAGTCATATTCTTAATTACATGGAAAAGAATTGGAATGATGACCACGGTGTCCTCGCTAAACGGGCTTTGGATTATGGACGAGAGATTACATACACTCAGTCATTAGATGACCCAGGACGTAACGCCGCTGTAAGAGCAGCCGGTGGGTTCAACAGGTGGGTGAATGATTACCCAATCCTGCGCCTCGTCTCCCCATTCGTTCGTACACCCACGAACCTTCTCGCATTCTATGTCAAAAGGAGCGTAGTGGGGTCTGGGTGGGATGCCTTCAAACATATCGAGGGTGGTATTAAAACCCGCGAGATGCGCCGAGTCTCTAAAGAGATGGCGGAAGAGTTCGCTGATAAATCAAGTGATATCGTTGGAAGAGTAGCCACAGGTTCTATGTTGACCTTCGGCGCCATTATGGGCGTTCAGTCTGGCAACTTAACTGGTGGTGGACCTAAAGACCCTGAGAAGCGTCGCATGATGGAAGCCCAAGGTTGGCAGCCATACAGTATCCGAGTTGGTGATACGTGGTGGTCCTACAAACGCTTTGATCCCTTCGCTAACTTCCTCGGCGTAATAGCCGACATTGCTGAAGCCACCAACGAAGTGGATGGGGATGAGATGTCTATGATAGATACTATAGCATCCCACGCCATCTTTGCTATCTCCCGTAACGTAATGGGTAAGTCATATCTAACAGGGCTTGCTAGAGTCGCTAACGTCCTCTCTCAACCAGAGAGATATGGTGAAAGTTATATGGAAGCAACCGTGTCATCCTTTTTACCGATGTCCGGTCTCGCCTCCCAAACCTTCGGCAACGCTGAACACCAATTAGAAATCAGAGGCGTCCTAGATGCCCTGAGGGCTAAGTACGGCTTAACCTCCGAAGACTCTAAGTTACTTGGTGTTATTCCTGTGGGAGATACACGGGTAGAAAGCAAGCGAAACGTCTTTGGTGAGAAGTTGGACAGACCACAACCACTATACCACACGCTACCAATACATCGGTCTGATATTAAAGATGATAAGGTTCTTAAGGAACTGAGTAACATCAACGCTTCCTTTGGACCTCCTAAGAAAATACGGAATGGTATTAACACCATATTATTTACTAACCGTTCCGGTCAGACATTCTATGACCGGTGGCAAGAGAATCATGGTAAAGTAAGGCTGAGAGGGCGTACCTTGAAGCAAGCAGTCAGAGACCTTATGCGGTCTGCTGCCTACAACCGTTTATCCGAACAACCCTTTGAAGGCGATGAGTCACCCAGGGTTGGTGAGATACGGAAACTTATTCGCAAATATCGTAATGCAGCATATAGCACCACACTTCGGGAGTTTCCTGAAGTGGATCGCCAAGACCGCCGCAATACACAAATTGACATCTATCGTAAATCTGGAAGAGATATCCAGGGTCTTCTGGAATATTAAAAGAGGTAATTCATGGCTATTACATACATTGTTTATGAAACAACAGGGTCTACCGCAGACTTTGCATTTTCTTTCCCCTATATCAGTACATCGCATGTAAAAGTATCCGTAGATGGTGCTGATCTAAGCACGGATGATTATACGGTGGTTGAGTCTCCATCTGTTAAGGTAACTTGCTCACCCGCTATAGATTCCGGACAGTATGTCAAGGTCTATCGAAAAACCCCCGGACGTGAGGAAGGAGCCGTAGACTTACTTGTGGACTTCCAAGATGGCTCTGTACTTTCAGAAGCCGATCTCGATGCTGTCTGCCAACAACTTCTCTACCTGTCTCAAGAAGCAGAAGAGAATGCAACAGCAAGCCTCTCCCTTGATTATGATGGCGATTGGGCAGCGCGAGAGAAACGTATTAAAGAACTTAGCGGCACAGTATCTGGAGACCGAGATGCGGCTACTAAAGAGTATGTAGATGGTAAAACATTGTACGCCGGAGCCGTGTCCTTACCCCAGATGTGGGCAAAGGTCGGCTCCGATTTTTCAGGAACAACCGGCGACTGCACGGTCACCCTGGCTGATCCCGCGCCGAGCGGCGATAATGATAACTTATATGTGGTGGCTTTCAATGGAGATACTCAGACACCAACAACCGACTTCACCATATCAGGCAGTACATTCACGCTAAAGATGGACACTGTGACACTATTACCCGCTGATAAAGTAACCATCATTAACTTTGGTGTCTCCCGTCAATACATTAAGCAACCAATCACTGGTGATGTGGTTGGGGATGTGTCTTTAACGGTAAAAGAAATTACCGATCAGACAGCCGATCTTCAACAGTGGCAGGACACCGCGGGCGCCGCACTTGCAAAGGTTGCGGTAGATGGTGATGCAACTTTTGTTGATATTAATGCAACAGGGAATGCAGATGTTGATGGCAACCTTAATGTTGATGGTTCACTTACCGTAGACACCACTTCAACCCTTACTGGAGACTCGACCGTCGGTGGGACTCTTGGAGTCACTGGAGCAACTACTTTAAGTGATACTCTTGGAGTCACTGGAGCAACCACTTTAAGCAGTGGTGCAAGTGTATCAGGAGACATGAACTTACTCACAGGAGCATTACAGTACGCGGGTGTGGAAGCAATGAGCATCAGGCAGATGGTGAGCGCCACTTGGGCAGACACGACTCATAACGTGACTGAAACTTGGGATACCAAGGAAAACACAGCCTTTATAGTTTTCGGTGGAAAAGTAACGATAGCACCTAAAAGTGCAAGTTCAAAAATTCTGTTAATAGCCTCCTTTCTGGTTAGGGATGATGACGATACCAACGACGTAACGTCCTCAAAAGTAGGTAGTTATGGTTATATCTCCAAAGATAACACCCAGGCTGTTGGTGTGGAACACGACGGGACACTTCTGGATCGAAGACTTCTCAGTTACCATAGGATAAACGTTCCTACAACTGGGATAAATCACGTAGACTGTTATACTGCCATCCCACATTTTGATTTGTTGGATGCGGAAAACACTGACAGCCGAACGTATGATTATGTCCTCTCTAAAGCCGAAACCAATCAACGCCAGACTACCTGCTGGGCGGACAGTGAACACAGTTTCTTCGTGGCGATAGAAATAGGCTAAAAACTAACAACAATTTTTAACATAAGAGAATCTATAAATGGTTACAATATCAACAGCATTATCAGGGAAGACCGCCACCTTTTCCGGCATAAACGTCGGTGAGGATGATCTCACGGTCTACGATGAAGGCACCTGGACACCTGTTATGAAGATTGGTGCTACCACCATCTCTACAGGCACCCCGGTAGGAAAGTATATCCAAATTGGTAAACAGGTCACCGTCTGGTTTTCTATCTCTTTCAATAGGGGCACCAACACTGGAACAGTTACTGTGGAAGGGCTGCCGGTTGCCCCCACAATGAACGGACAAGGCACAGTAAGCCTTAACGATTATGTGGACGGCAGCCCGCCCATCCTAATCCAAGCAAACAGCGGAGGCACAGTGATTAATTTTTATGTGCTTCCGGACGCCACCGGTACACAATTAGCGAACATGTCGGATACTGAAATAGCCGCAAGCACTGCCACATCAATACAGGGAACCATAACCTACAGCGTTATATAAAAAATATGATTGAAGATACTACAGACATCTTGATGGCGCTTGGGCGCCTTGAGGGTAAAATGGAATCATTACTACACATGCAACGAAGCCACGACGAGGAACTCGGACGTTTGGATAAACGCTTACGGATTGTCGAACAAGGCAAATCCGCTTTATTCGGCGGAGCCGCTGCGATTGGCGCCATCGCTGCCGCCTTCGTGTCGTGGGTATTAAGGAGCGTATAATGAGTAACTTAAATGACCTCTTAGAAAAACTACATGAAGAACTGGCTAAGGACTTATTAGTCCGTATTCAATCCGGTGAGGCAACTGCTGCCGAGATGGCTAATGCTATTCGGTTCCTAAAAGATAATGGAATTGATGCGTATGTGCAGCAAGATTCGCCATTGGACAACTTAGCAAAGATACTACCGTTTCAAGACCCCGACGCACCGCTCTCTTCAACAGGATAAAACAACATGTGTATACCAATGAAAGACAAGGAAGAACAGAAAGCCCCACTCTCACCTGATGGCGGGGAGCCTTTGTTAATCAACCGACTCGTTAAACCCGAAGCCCCAGAGGGCTATAAGATTGCCTATATAGATGGAATATGGCAGGTAGTTGACGACTTCGGCAATCCACTAACCTCCCCTTTCAGCAACTTTATGCACACAGTCGGTTTTGGCACTAACGCCGGTGGTGGTGGGATGGACAATAGCAGTGGCGGCACTGGTGGACCGGGACAGGGACCTGGTGGATAAACAGTTGAACGAAAAGCACCCACTAGAAGACTTTAGAAACTTTCTGTACCTCGCTTGGGATCAACTGAAACTTCCTGAGCCCACGCCTATCCAATATGATATTGCGGATTACTTACAGAATGGTCCTCGGCGCCTCTGCATCCAAGCGTTCCGTGGTGTTGGCAAGAGTTGGATTACCTCTGCTTATGTCTGTCACCAGTTACTGCTTAATCCCGCAATGAACATCTTGGTTATCTCTGCTTCTAAGCAGCGAGCCGACGACTTCAGTACCTTTACTTTAAGGTTGATTGAGGAGATGCCGATACTTCAGCACCTCCGCCCCACAGATAAGCAACGTAACTCAAAGATTGCTTTTGATGTTGGACCCGCTCCGGCATCTCATGCACCTTCGGTTACATCTCGTGGTATCACGGGGCAGATTACAGGAGCCCGTGCTGATCTCATCGTTGCTGACGACGTTGAGTCATTAAATAACTCCATGACCCAGACAATGCGGGATAAACTTGCAGAGTCCATCAAGGAGTTTGATGCTGTCCTTAAGCCTGATGGTCGTATTGCCTACCTCGGTACCCCACAAACCGAGTTCTCAATATACACCGCGCTTCCTGAGCGTGGCTATGACACCCGCATATGGACCGCTAGATACCCTGACGAGAAGACTTTTAAGAACATAAGCGACCGACTAGCCCCCAAGATTAAGGAGGCTATGGACGCCTCAGAGGACAATATCGTTGGGAAGTCCACAGACCCCAAAAGGTTCGATGAAATGGACCTGATGGAGCGTGAGGCTTCCTATGGGCGCTCTGGATTCGCTTTACAATTCATGTTGGATACGTCCCTCAGTGATGCGGATAGATATCCACTAAAACTCAGTGACCTAATCGTCATGAACTGTAACCCAGACAACGCCCCAGAGAAGGTCATCTGGGCGGCAAGTCCCGATCTCATCGACAATGAATTACCTAATGTTGGCTTTAATGGAGACCGCTACTACCGCCCTATGACCACTCAGGGCGATTGGATGCCCTACAGCGGCGCTGTGCTTGCTATTGACCCTGCGGGGCGGGGGGCAGACGAGACGGCTTATGCAGTCGTCAAGATGCTTAACTCTCAACTGTTTGTCCTGGAGGCAGGAGGCTTCCAAGGAGGCTATGAGGAAGAGACGCTTAAGGCGCTGTCTGCTCTAGCCAAGAAGCAGAATGTCAAGCATGTCCTTATCGAATCTAACTTCGGTGATGGGATGTTCACGGCACTGTTGAAGCCCGTGATGGCAAAGATACATCCTGTGGAGATGGAGGAAGTTCGGCACAATATCATGAAAGAACGCCGCATTATCGACACAATCGAACCTGTGCTATCAAGCCACCGTCTCATTGTGGATCGTAAGTTAATCGAGGCTGACTACATATCTACCCAAGGTATGTCTCCTGAGAAGGCTCTTAAGTATCAACTCTTCTACCAACTGAGCCGAATAACCAACATGAAGGGCGCCTTGGTACACGATGACCGCCTAGATGTCCTGAGCATGGCTGTCGGGTACTGGACAGAGCAATTAGCCGCTGACCGGGACAAACTGATTAAATCTGCCCACACCGAGAAACTGAACACGGCTCTAGATGACTTTATGAGAAACGCCCTGGGTGGCAAGAAAAGACGGACAACATGGATGTAAATAAGAATTATTATGATGAGTATATGGCTTTATCAGATCAGGCTCTCGTGGTCGTCCTATGCTACGAGAGTTATCTACTGGACCAGATGACCAGTAAACAATTAGCAGAACACATGAAGACCTTACTGGACCTGCTGCCTCCTGAAGAGCCAGAGAAAGGCTCTGGTAGGCTTTTCAACCTATTAGACCCCTGAGGGTACCCTAAGAGACAAACGCTCTCAGAAGCGATCCTAGAGCCTCTACAGGGAAGACCCCCATACAACGACATAAAAATACATGGCTAAAGCCATGCTTGGAAAGAACCCCAGTTTGTTAGGTAAAAGTAAGGTATTGAATCTTATGGAGAGGGGAAAGGGGAGGGAGACCTAAGGATCATATGGTATCTGAAGAAACCTAGAAATAAGACATAGTAAGAATAATAAGTAGTATCTATAGATAACTAAAGACCACTAAAGAGTCTATAGATGCTAAAGTATCTAAAGTATCTATAGTGGTCAAAAGCACAGAAGGATTTTAAGTATGCCAGAATATCAAGAACAAAGCGGAACAGATAAGGGGGGTAACCCCAAATTTACAACCTATAGTTACAAGAAGAGAAATAGTGCGGCTTCAGGTACGAGAAGGGGCAAGAAGAGGAAGAAGAAAGAAGAACGGCTTGCTGTAGATGTGAGCAAATTACGTATTAAGAAGGCGTAATATTCCTCATGATTGAACTCATAGAGTGGGAGGACACCACACACTCTGATGAACCCTGGATGTGTACTGAAGACGCTGAAGACCTGATGCCCGCAATCATGATTACCGTTGGTAAGGTGGTTGTGGAGCGGGATGGGTCTGTGGTTATCGCAGGGTCCTGGGGTGACGGTGGGGAACTTGGGGATGTCAACTGTATACCTTTGACTGCCATCAAGAACCGAAGAACTTTGGAGTATTGAGAATGCTCTTCTGGTCCCGACTCACCGTCATACTTGGTG